CAAATCTTCAAAGGAGAATAAGGCAAGGAACCAACAGTTAGTAAAGGATATTCGTGGTAAGGGTCTTCCTGGTCCTACCAAGGCAAAAGGTAAATGGGAAGGTGGAAGCGAAAGGAGTCACATTGTCACTTCGGGTAAGAAGGGTAAGAGAAAGTTTAAGAAAGCTATAGATACTCTAGGTCAGAAGTATGGTCAGGATGCAGTCATCACTCAAAAATCAAGTGATAAGAGTGCAACCTTGACGAGAACACGTAAAGGTGGTATGGATAAGAAGAGAGCTAGTATAGGAAAGATGAGACCAGGTAAATCCAATCCTAAAAACGAAACCCAAATCAAAGGAAAGACCTTCACCTATGAAAAGTAAATCTTATGATGATTCTAACTGGAGATCTGAGTATTTGGATCTTGCAGGGCATCGATTGAAAGCTAGGCAGTGCGAACTTCTGGAGAAAGGTCCAGATAGTTTATCTGCTAGTTGGATACTTGGTGCTATGTACCAGGACTGGAAGAGGATTAAGGGAATTCCACCAGAACCAGAACCACCTGACTGTTCATCATCTTTGAAGGAGTGGGAGGCAAGTATTAAGAAATATCAATAATTGCTTACAAAGGGTCCTCAGGACCCTTTTTTGTTCTACAATAAGAACATTGAAACGAACACTACATTATGGCATTTGTTGCTGACCCTCGTATGACTGCCGACAAGATTATTGCTGAATTGAAGAGTCTGTATGGAACAGAGTTTACCGCTGCTGATGTGCGTGGTTACTGTGCTTCTCATGATGTATCTTATCAGACAGTTACTAAACGAATCGAACAATTTAAAGTTGGTCGAGGTAAATGGAATCTAGAAGTTACCCTAGATAGAGTAGAAGAAATAGAAAGATCATATAATGCTCCTGCTGTGGAACACAAATTAGAACAAAACATTATTCCAGAAAAAGATGATACCTTCGTCCACTTTGGTCCTTTTAGCGATCTTAAGGCCATTCTCAAGTCCCATCTGTTCTATCCTACGTTTATCACGGGTCTTTCTGGGAATGGAAAAACCTTTGGAGTCGAGCAAGCCTGTGCTCAACTCAAGCGAGAACTTATCCGAGTAAACATTACTATCGAAACTGATGAAGATGATCTCATTGGCGGCTTCCGCCTTGTTGACGGTGCAACCGTCTGGCACAACGGACCAGTTATTGAAGCTCTCCAGCGAGGGGCTGTCTTGCTCCTTGACGAGATCGACCTTGCCTCAAACAAGATACTCTGCCTCCAACCCATCCTTGAAGGTAAGGGAATTTTCCTTAAGAAGATTGGAAAGTTCATCGAACCAGCAGCAGGATTCAACGTCATCGCCACCGCAAATACTAAAGGTAAAGGTTCAGACGACGGTAGATTTATTGGAACTAACGTGCTCAACGAAGCCTTCCTTGAAAGATTCCCAGTAACATTTGAACAAGACTATCCATCACCTTCTGTTGAGACAAAGATCTTAGGTAAGGTTGCTGCTAGTCTTGGTGTTAAGGATACTGATTTCTGCAAAAGACTTGTAGATTGGGGTGATATTATTCGTAAGACTTTTTATGATGGTGGTATTGAGGAGATTATCAGTACTCGTCGTTTAGTTCATATCTTACGTGCATATAGCATCTTTAAAGATAAAGCAAAGGCAATTTCAGTATGTGTTAATCGTTTTGATGATGAAACAAAGCAAGCATTTCTTGAACTTTATGATAAGGTAGATGCTGATTTTGAGTTTGACAAAGCGGAGGATAATGCCTATAATGACTAATGCATGGAGTTTACTTTGGGAAGAATTGAATGGAACTATGGATGAAACTTACCCAATTAGAAAATTGAAGAATGATTGTTATCCGACTGTAGGATCAATTGATAATGATAAGCATTCTACTTCTTGGTACGAATACAAACGCAATGATCCTAATAGAGAGAATCCTTTTACAGATCCAGAAGATAAAAAGAAAGCAGATGATCTTTATTCCTATCATTATCCACCACTAAATAACGAGGTTCAACAATCGGAGAATATGACAGCACACTATTACAAGTACCATGAGGAAGAAATTCTTAAGGACATTGAATCCTATGTTTCAGGTACTTATAGAGGTCACTATACTGGGACTACTCATGAGTATCGTAATGTCCAGACCCTTGACTTAATGGCAGCAAGAGAACTTGCTTCTAGTTTTTGTCAAGCGAATATTTTAAAGTATGGTAGTCGGTATGGTAGTAAGAATGGAAAGGAAAAGAAAGACTTGATGAAAGTCATACATTATGCTATGCTGTTATTACATTTTGATGAGCATTACGGTAAACCACCAATAACAAGTGGTAACATTGATCACACTATGCCTTAATTATGAAGTTGAGAGAACCTATGAAACTGTCTGATAAGACTCTGACATTACTGAAGAATTTTAGTACTATTAATCAGTCAATTTTGTTCAAGCAAGGTAGTTCTTTAAGGACTATTTCCGTAATGAAAAACATTCTTGCAGAAGCAACTATTGATGAAGATCTTCCTAAAGATTTTGGTATCTATGATTTGAATCAATTTTTAAATGGATTAGGATTACATCAGCGTCCAGAGTTAGATTTTGGTAGTGATAACTATGTGGTTATCAAAGAAGGTAGAATGAGATCAAAATATTTCTTTGCAGATCCTAATGTAATTGTTACTCCACCAGACAAAGAGATTACCCTCCCCAGTGAAGAGGCATCTTTTGAATTGAGTACACAACAATTAGATAAGTTACTTAAAGCAGCAGCAATATATCAATTGCCTGATTTATCTGCTGTTGGTGAGAATGGTGCAGTAAAGGTTGTTGTTCGTGATAAGAAAAATGATACTTCTAATAGTTTTGCGGTAACTGTTGGTGAAACTGAATCTGAGTTTTCGTTTAATTTTAAGGTGGAGAATATTAAGATCCTTCCTGGTACTTATGATGTAGTTGTTTCACAGAAACTTTTATCAAGATTTACTTGTAAGGATTATGATCTGAAATATTATATTGCATTAGAACCTGATTCAACATTTGGTTGATGTATAAAGTAGGTGGTAAGGAATTTGATGATTGGACACTTGCTCAAGATCAAGCTGTCCAATTGTTGAATGATGGTATAGAATATGTAAGTGTTTTACAGTGGTCTGAAGATAGAGAAACGTGGTGTCTTCTTCAAGAATTAAATTTAGAGAGAGGTATTAAACCACCTTCAACAGGTTGGGATACACATTCTCTCGCACCTTATTATGTTAGACTCAGGGGATTATGAGCGATTTTATCTGGGTTGAGAAATATCGACCCAAAACAATTGATGAATGTATTCTCCCAGAGAATATTAAGAAAACCTTTAATGATTTCCTAAATAGAGGCGAAATACCGAATATGTTATTATCTGGTCCTCCTGGGGTCGGTAAGACAACGGTTGCAAAAGCACTCTGTAATCAATTAGGGGTAGATTATTATGTCATCAACGGATCAGACGAAGGAAGATTTCTTGACACCGTTAGAAACAGTGCAAAGAACTTTGCGTCAACAGTCTCGCTCTCCTCTGATGCCAGACATAAAATCATCATCATTGATGAGGCAGACAATACCACGTCCGATGTACAACTCCTCCTTAGAGCGTCTATTGAGGAGTTCTCAGGAAACTGCAGATTTATCTTCACCTGCAATTATAAAAATAAAATCATCGAGCCACTCCACTCCAGGTGTGCTGTGGTCGAGTTTTCCATCAAAGGTAAAGAGAAACCAGAGATCCAAGCGCAGTTCTTTAAGCGACTTAACTTTATCCTGGACAGTGAACGGTGCGAAAGTGATAAGAAAGTTCTTGTCGAATTAATTAATAAACATTTTCCAGACTGGAGAAGAATACTAAATGAGTGTCAAAGATACTCTGTTGGAGGTAAGATAGACAGTGGTATTCTGGCTACTTTTTCTGATATTGCTGTCAATGATCTCCTTAAAAACCTTAAGGAGAAAAATTTTGCGGAAGTTCGGAAATGGGTTGTCTCTAATTTGGATAATGATCCTGCTGTATTACTTCGTCGCATTTACGATAGTCTTTACGAATCCTTGGTCCCTAACACTATACCTGCTGCCATTCTTATTATTGCTAAGTACCAATACCAAATAGCATTCGTTGCAGATCAAGAGATAAATATGCTTGCAGCCTTAACAGAAATTATGGTAGAATGTGAATTCAAATGAGTTTATTTGAACCCAAATTTCATTATCCAAATGGTAAGGAGAATGGATTCCAGGAAAGAATTCCTTGGACTGATAAACAATGTATTTTACTTTGCTTGGAGAATTGTATGGACTTAGCAGGCCAAGACAAGAGACAGATTGAACGTATTATTAAAACGATGATGGAACCTCGTAAGTTCTTTGCTAATCGTTTATTGAGAGATGATTTTGATCCTAATAAAGTAACTTGTAGTATTGATGATGAAGAGGTTGATTGTGCTAATTTAGGTGATGATGATATGGAGTATCCAGCATTATGAGAGAAGAACTATTTAAAATGATTAAGAAGGATGCTTACCGTAAAGGTGAGTTTACTCTTTCTTCTGGTAAAACTAGTGAGCATTATGTAAATTGTAAACCAGTAACCTTAAATGGAAGGGGACTTACGATTGCAAGTTTAATGATTCTGGATCATATAGAATCAGATTCTGTAGCAGTGGGTGGTCTTACTCTTGGGGCAGATCCTTTAGTTAGTGGAGTTGCTGCTCTATCTGCATTAGAGAGAAAGACTCTTAATGCATTGATTGTTCGTAAGGAAGCAAAGGGTCATGGTACAGGTGCTTGGATAGAAGGTCCATTACCACCAAAAGGTTCTCGTGTTACTGTTTTGGAGGATGTAATTACAACAGGTGGTTCTGCTATTAAGGCAGTAGAGAAATTGCGTGATGCTGGTTATGTGGTAGAAAGAGTAGTGTCCATTGTAGATAGACAAGAAGGTGGTAAAGATGCTATGATAGAATCTGGACTAGAACTTCGTAGTTTATTCTTATTGGATGAGATATGCCAAGGATGAATAACCATACTAAATTGGTATTTGCCTTAGAACATATTGCACATCTTCATGATTTGATTGAAGATAATGAATATGAGGACTATCTTAATCGAAGTCTAACTACTATGGAGTTTGAATTAGAACGTCAATTAAAAAATGAGCAATCTAAAAGAAAGACCAATTTATCGGGGTAAAGCAAACCCTAATGCAACTAACAGTGAGTTAGATGCTAAAATTATTATTGATCATACAAAAAAAGATGGAAACCGTGACGTTAAAAGAGAGGAAAATGAAAAGGTCTAAATTAGAAAAACAAAGACATCAAGTTAAATCTCGATGGTATTATATCTTCTGGGGGACCTGTACCGTAGCAGTATGTGCTGGTCAGGTTCTTGTTGGAAGTGGTTTCCGTAGAATGTCTGAAAGTCTTGATAGAGTATTAGATGCTCCTATAAGAATGGATATTGGTATCCCTGGTCCTAGAAGACATAGAATGGTCATTCCTGAGATATGGGGTCCTGAAGATCCTATGGTTATTCGATGATAATAAATGAATCAGATGCTATTTGGGCTGCTGATGAATTTATTGATTATTTTAAGAACTTCACCAATTTGGAGGAGTATCTTCGTGCTGTAAAGAAAGCAGTTATTAAGCAGTCAAGTCCATTATTCGATCCCAAGGATGAATTCTTTAATGAAGATATTCATCCAGAGGATATGGAGTTTGATATTAGATTAGTTGGTAATCGATTCCAGGATTCTGTTCCTCAAGATTATTATAAGAGTTTATTGAGAGCAGTTTCTTCTCATAATAATGAGGACAATATTCCTGGTAGAGAATTGAGGATGATGGTGTATGAGAAGAATAGTAATAAGATAGTTGGTTTTATTCGTTTACAGTCTCCTTTAATTAATTCTAAACCAAGGAATGAGTGGTTAGGTAAAGCACCTGATCTTAAGATTTTTAATCGTCATGCTGTAATGGGGTTTGCTATTGTTCCTTCTCAACCTTTTGGTTATAATTATCTTGGTGGAAAATTACTTGCTCTTATATGTGTTTCTCATTTTATTAGAGAGAAATTAAATCAAATATTTGAGAAGGAGATTGCTCTTTTTGAGACTACATCTCTTTATGGATCTAGTAGTTCTTCATCACAGTATGATGGTTTAAAACCGTTTATAAGGCATAAAGGATTAACTGATAGTAAATTCATACCCACTCTTTATTCAGAGGCATTTCATCGTCTTCATGATAGGTTTACGCAGTGGAATGATAATAAACCCCTAACAGATAATAAAGCATCTTCTAAGAAGTTAAAGAGGCAAACAAAGATGATTTCTATTATTAGGAACAGTCTTAAAGATAAGAACAAACTCAAAGAATTTAATGATACTATTGAGATGGCATTTGGACTTACTGAAAAGAAGAGATTTTATATTTCTGATTATGGGTATAGTAATGTTAGGGAAGTAATTAATGGTGAGCAAGATACTTTACTTCGTGGACAGAATTGGGATAAATTTTACCTAGATAATATAACTTCTTGGTGGAAGCGTAAAGCATCTAAGAGATATGAAACTCTTAAGAAAGATGGTAGATTCAGAGATAAGGTCGAACTCTGGACTGAGGATGATGACATACAAATTATTAGATAAATGACAGAACCTACAGATCAAGAATATGAAAAGGATTGGAAATTAGAAATCATCGATGATGCATTAGATGAAGAGGATCGTATTGAATTATTAGAGATTCTTAAAATGGAAGATGGTAAGATAGGAAACTTACCCTTTCAAGATCATGGTCTTATGATATATTGGTTTGGGAATGGTGATGATCATCCAGGTAGATTTCAAATGAGGATGCTTCAAAGTGCAGCAAGTCAGTATTTTGATTTATCAAAATGTATTGGATATGAAGCATGGACTCATATGAATACTCGTCCAGGGCAAGATATTGAGGAATATTTGACAACTGGAGAATATGATTATGATAGTAATTTAAACAAGAATGGGGGAAAATCTTCTGATCATTATGGTTGGCATTATGATAAAGATGAGATGCATTATTCAAAAACGGGAGAGATGAAATTTCCTATTTGTTCATTGATTTATTATGTTGCTGTTGCTGAAGATCTTAAGGGTGGTAGATTGATGTTTAGAGATCATAAGATAATTCCAAAGCAGAATAGATTAATTATTTTTTCACCTGGAATAATACATGACGTTGAATGTTTTGAGGGTGAAAGATGTTCATTGATTATTAATCCTTGGAATGAACCTCCAGAGACTGCAAAGTATTTGTCTGATGATTAAGATTATAGAGAATGCATTATCAGAAGATGAATGTTCTAATATGTTTTCTTTGATTAATGGATCTAAAATTGAGCATGGAGCCTCTTCTTGGTTGGGTGATTATATAGATGATCTTCCAATTTATTGGTTTGATTTGGATACAGACCATCCATGTAAAGATCTTTATATTCGTTTATTGGGTATAGCAAGTAATTATTTTGATATATCTGCATTTATTGGATATGAAACTTGGACTCATGTTAATAGTCGTCCTGGTGGAGATGGAGTGGGTTGGCATCAGGATAAAGATGAAAGACTTCAACTTTTAAGGGGTATTACTAAATTTCCTATTTGCTCATTAATTTATTATCCATTTGTCGATGAAAATATGGTGGGTGGTAAATTGGAATTCAATGATCAGAGTATATTACCCAAGACAAATATGCTAGTTGTCTTTGGACCAGGAATATGGCATAATGTTGAGGGATATACTGGTGAAAGATGTTCTATATCCATTGGTCCTTGGAATAGTAAAATCTGTCAGATTAAATGTTACGATCCTAATGTATTATGACTGAATTGAAAGATTGGTTGAATTCTATCAACTTTACAAAAGAGAATATTATAGAAGAAGATCCTGATGCTATAAAGGATTATGCTCCTTATATTGTTAATCGTTGTTTATCAGGTCACCTCGATTGTATTATGTTTGCGAATGAGATGAATAAATATTCGTTTTTAGATAAAGATATGCAATATTCTTTTTATCTAAATACTTTGAGGAAAAAGAAGAGATTCAGTCCCTGGCTCCGTAAGGATAAAGTCACAGACCTCGAAATCATTAAACAATACTATGGTTATAGTAACGAAAAAGCATCACAAGCTTTGAAAATATTAACCCCTGAACAAATTAAATTTATTAAACAACGACTTGATACTGGAGGAAGGAAATGACGGCTTCGACGGTTGAACCTACTGTAGAGTGGGCCCAAGATAAGATGCTGGAGGTTGTGTTGAATGAACCAGATGATTTCTTAAAGGTTCGTGAGACTTTAACAAGAATTGGAGTAGCATCCAGGAAGGAAAAGAAACTCTATCAGTCCTGCCATATACTGCATAAGCAGGGAAGATACTATATTGTACATTTTAAAGAGTTGTTTGCTCTTGATGGTAAACATGCAAATCTTACTCTCAATGATGTACAACGACGTAATAGAATTGCTCGTTTACTTGCTGACTGGGGACTTATTTCTATTGTAAAAGAAACTGATGTTGAGGATATAGCACCTCTTAATCAGATTAAAGTTCTTTCTTATAAGGATAAGGGAGATTGGATTTTAGAGCAGAAGTATAATATTGGTAAGAAGACTAGAACTCAAGAATCTGAGTGAAGAAATTAATTTTTGATGTTGATGGAACTCTTACTCCTAGTAGGGGTAAGATTGATCCAGAATTTTCCCCTCTCTTTTGGGAACTGACTAAAAGTGAGGCGGTTTATCTTGTCACGGGAAGTGATAGGCAGAAGACCATAGAACAGGTCACACCAGAGATATACAACAGTTGTAAGAGAGTATATAACTGCTCTGGTTCTGATGTATATGAGGGTGGTAATAATGTCTATAGAGATGATTGGGAGTTGCCTGAAAGGGTAGAAAGATTCTTACAAGATGAATTAGATTTCAGTCAGTTTCCTATTCGTAATGGGAACCATATTGAGAAAAGACCTGGTGGTGTAAACTTTAGTATTCTAGGTAGAGATCCTGATCCTTTTAAGGGTAGGGATGATTATATTAAATGGGATAAGATTCATACAGAAAGATTGTTTATAGCCCATAGATTAAGATATCAATTTCCAGATATAACTGTTGCATTAGGTGGTCAGACTGGTGTTGATATTGGACCTCAAGGTTCTGATAAGAGTCAAATTTTAAGAGATTTTTCTAAGGATGATGAGATTCATTTCTTTGGAGATAGGATGGAAGCGGGTGGAAATGATCACTCTTTAGGTGAAGCAGTAAAAGAAATGGGCGGTTATCCGCATCATGTTAAAGATTGGGAGGACACCCGAACTCAACTATTGGGTATTTACGACTGACTATTTTAAGTATTTGTGATTAAATAGTAGTGTCGCCGAAAGGGACATCACAACTAAATCTCGCTTTTAAAGGAGGCTATCATGACTAACCTAGCACGGTATCACGCTGCGAATCTTCCAGAATTAATGGAAACGATAAGACGCAACGGATTTGGAATGGACGATTATTTGGATCGTTTTTTCAATGAAACAAGAACAGAGAACTATCCACCTTACAACATAGTTCAGGTAAACAATGTAGAAACCAGACTTGAGGTTGCTCTTGCTGGATTCAAAAAGAAAGAAGTTAAGGTTTACACTGAGTTTGGTAAACTAGTTGTTGAGGGGAACAAAGAGAAGAAAGATGATAAAGATGAGTTAATCTTTAAAGGACTTGCTCAAAGATCCTTCCAAAGAACATGGGGTATCACTGATGATACAGAGGTACAGAAAGTTGAGTTTGAAGATGGATTGCTTACTGTTACAGTAGGTAAGATTGTTCCAGAACATCATGCTCGTAAAGATTGGCTCTAAATACAATTAGTTCGAGATGGATCAGGGGTCTTTACAGACCCCTTTTTCTTTGTTATAATACTTGGAGGTATGAATAAGTTATGACTGTTAAAGTCTTAGTTCTCAAATCTGGAGAGGATGTCATTGCGGATGTCCAAGAGATGGTTAATCATGACCAGCAGGTTATTGGATATTTTCTTACAAAACCAGTTGTAGTTAAATTGAAAACTGTTAATGTACCCACTCCAGAAGAATTGGATCCTAAAACGGAAAATGAGACAGAACTTTCTATTACAATGATGCCGTGGATTCCTTTAGCAAGAGATAGAACAATTCCACTTAGTACAGATTGGGTAGTTACTATGGTTACTCCTGTAGAAAAGGTTCTAGATATGTATGAAAAGGACGTATTAAAAAAGGAAACTAACGATGGAGAAGACGATGATCAAGTTACTAGTCTTGATGACGAAAGAGATATTGGTCTCACAGATTGAGGAGGTTGGAGCAGTTGTTCCAGGAGAACCTGATTGTAAATTAATAGAACCATATATTGTAGGTGAGCAGGATACTCTTTCTCCTTGGTTGGTAGAGTCTACCAATCAGAATGAATTTATGCTATCCTCAGATAAGATACTTACACTGGTTGATCCCAAACCAACTTTACTTGAGAAATACGAAAAACTTATTAAGTGAAATTCTACACTAATGTACAATTAATCGGGAATCAATTCCTTGTTAGGGGAGTTGAGAATGGAAAGAGGTATGAACATAGGGATGAGTTTTTTCCTACTCTATTTGTTAAGTCTAAAAAGAAGACTAAATATAAAACGTTAAGTGGAGAATCAGTTGAAGCTATTAATCCAGGAACGGTCAGAGATTGTCGTGAGTTCTATAAGAAATACGAAGGTGTTGAGGGATTTGAGATATACGGTAACGACAGGTACATATACCAATACATATCAGAGAAATATCCTGAGGATGAGGTCAAGTTTGACATCAGCAAAATTAAACTTGTTACTTTGGATATTGAGGTTGCGTCTGAGGAAGGATTTCCTGACGTTGAATCGTGTTCGGAAGAGATCCTTGCTATTAGTATCCAGGACTATACAACAAAGCAGATCATTACTTGGGGAAGTAAACCCTTTAAGAATAGTCGCAAGGATGTAACTTATCATCATTGTTCAACTGAATACGAACTTTTAAATCATTTTATTCATTATTGGATGGATGATGTTCCAGATGTGATTACTGGATGGAACATTCAACTGTATGATATTCCATATATCTGTAAGCGTCTTGAACGTGTTTTAGGTGAGAAGTTGATGAAGAGATTCTCTCCGTGGGGTCTCGTTAGTCAGAGTGAGATTTATATTAATGGTAGACCTCATACTGTATTTGATGTTGGTGGTGTAACTCAACTTGATTATCTTGATCTTTACAAGAAGTTTACTTATAAAGCACAAGAGTCATATCGATTAGATTATATTGCTAGTGTTGAACTCGGTCAGAAGAAACTTGATCACAGTGAGTTTGATACTTTTAAGGATTTCTACACAAAAGGTTGGCAGAAGTTTATTGAGTATAATATAATCGACGTTGAACTTGTTGACCGTCTGGAAGACAAGATGAAGTTGATTGAACTTGCACTTACTATGGCGTATGATGCTAAGGTCAATTACAACGACGTATTCTATCAGGTCCGTATGTGGGATACGATAATTTATAACTATTTGAAGAGGAGAAACATTGTTATTCCTCCAAAGAATAGATCCCAAAAGAATGAGAAATACGCAGGTGCATATGTCAAAGAACCGAAAGCAGGACGCTATGATTGGGTTGTGTCTTTTGACCTCAATAGCCTGTATCCTCATCTTATTATGCAATACAATATCAGTCCAGAAACCCTCAGGGAGACTAGACATCCCAGCGCGAGCGTTGAGAGGTTATTAAAACAAGAGGTTGATATTGATGGTGAGTTTGCTACTTGTGCTAATGGAGCACAGTATAGGAAGGATGTGCGTGGGTTTTTACCTGAGTTGATGGATAAGATGTATGGAGACCGTGTGGTCTTCAAGAAGAAAATGATTCAAGCAAAGAAGGATTATGAGAAGACCCCCAGTAAGGCATTGGAAAAGGAAATTGCAAGATGCAACAACATCCAAATGGCGAAGAAGATATCTCTTAATAGTGCTTATGGTGCTATCGGCAATCAGTACTTCAGGTATTATAAGTTAGCAAATGCCGAAGCGATTACTCTCTCTGGCCAGGTATCAATCCGCTGGATTGAAAATAAAATGAATGAACGCCTCAACAAAATCTTAAAAACGGAGGATATTGATTATGTTATTGCTTCAGATACTGATTCCATTTATTTGCATTTGGGTCCTTTGGTTGAACGTGTATACGAGGGGAGAGAGAAAACTAGTGAGGGCATTGTTGGGTTCCTTAACAAGATCTGTGAGGTGGAATTTGAGCCGTATATTGATAGTGCTTACGAAGAATTGGCCAGGTACGTCAACGCCTATGCCCAAAAAATGCAAATGAAGCGTGAGAACATTGCTGATCGTGGTATTTGGACTGCTAAGAAAAGATATATTTTAAATGTATGGGATAGTGAAGGAGTCAGATACGAAGAACCAAAATTAAAGATGATGGGTATTGAAGCAGTTAAATCTTCAACACCAGCACCTTGTCGTACTATGATTAAGGATGCTCTTAAACTTATGATGAATAAGACAGAGAATGATGTGATTGATTTTATTGAGAAGTCTCGTAAGGAGTTTAAGACATTACCACCAGAAGATATATCATTTCCACGGTCTGCATCTAATGTTGAGAAGTATTCTGCTCATTCTACAATTTATGCGAAAGGAACTCCTATACATATACGGGGTGCATTATTATATAACCATTATGTTAAAAAACATAAGTTGGATAATAAGTACTCTCTCATCCAAAATGGCGAAAAGATTAAATTCTGTTACCTGAAGAAACCCAATATTATTCACGAGAATATTATTTCGTTTATTCAGGATTTTCCGCATGAAATTGGTCTTGACAAATACATTGATTATGACTTACAATTTGAAAAAGCCTTCTTGGAACCACTGAAAGCAATCTTAGATGCGATTGGTTGGAACGTGGAAAAAACCGTAAACCTAGAATCCTTTTTTATCTAAATGGACCTTCCTATTAACGACAAAGATTTAGCAACAATAGTTAATGCACTTTCATTAGGTGGAGATGCTAGACTATATCATTTATTAAAGGAGGTGAAGGATGTTAGGGATGCTAATCCAGGTGGACCTTACAAGAAGATCTTACGTGAAGAAAAGGGGATGGTAATCTAATGTTTTTTGAAAAAGTTAGTCTAGTGACTGGCGGATTTGATCCACTTCATAGTGGTCATATATCATATTTTAAGAGAGCAAAAGATCTTTCTAATTATTTGGTTGTTGGGTTAAATACTGAAGAATGGTTGACTCATAAGAAGGGTCAATATTTTCAGTCTTGGGTAGAACGTGCTGAGATTATCAGACACCTAGAGATGGTTGATGCAGTTATCTCTTGGGAAGATGATGAACAGGGTTCTGCTTGTGGTGCTATTGAGAAGTCCTTAGAGATTGCAGAGAAAGTAATTTTCTGTAATGGTGGAGATAGGGGTAAAGATAATACTCCAGAACTTGACAGGTTTGGTAACAATCCTCGTGTTAAGTTTGAGTTTGGTATTGGTGGTGATTATAAAGAGAACAGTAGTTCTTGGATATTAAAAGGTTATTTTGAGAGGCAACGTAAGTTATTAGGTATTTGATATGGATTTTTTAAAGG